TAGAGAGTAGATCGCACCGAATCGGCTTTTGCGATCTCGTAATAGACTGATCGCCCAACTTTAAGCGTCATAAGCTCTTGTCGTCTGCTCTTTCTTTTTTTCATATTATTTTAATTATCTTTGGTTCGTTCGTCTATTGTTACAATGCAAAGATAGACAACTTTTAGACAATTGCAACACATTTAGACAAATTTTGTCTATAGGATTTTCTTATTCGATTTTACGAAAACATAACAACTTGATAAAATGACACTTAAAGACAGAGTAAAAGAATATTGCCAAAGTCAAAACATACCTATTTCAAAATTCGAGAAAGAATCCGGACTCTCTAACGGCTATTTCAACAGGGTACAACATAGACCATCACAGGACAAATTAGACAACATAGCCCGAAATAATCCTGATTTAAATATTCAATGGCTCCTCACCGGTAATGGACAAATGCTCACCACCGACCCTATACCCAAGTCAGAATCAAAACCTAAACAGTTGGAATTTGATTTTAATAAATGGATGCAAATCGAGGAGGTAAAAGCGAACTCATTTAAAGAGGTTACCGAGGCGAATAAATTGATGACTGAATCCAATAAAATTCTTGCTCAACACACCACGGAAGTAATCAAAGAAATTAAAGATACCCTTGTGCGCCTAGAACAACAAATTGCAAAAAACGGGGTGGATGTCCAGCAGGGAGACAATGTCATTTCTGCCGCTGCAAGCGGCTTCAATTCGGAGAAGTAATCTTTATAATTCCGAAATATTAATTGTCGCGCAAACAATAAGGAAACCCTAAAAATCAGAATTATGGAAACAAGCAAGCCTATTTTGAAAATTGATTATTCAGATAGTGGAATAAAAACCCTTCGATCCATGTCAACCATTTTGGCGCTTCTTGGTTTTATTGCTTTGATCGCCTCTTTTATATTAATATCATCAGAGACCGGATATGATCCCATTACAATGAAAACACATCCTGTTCCCGTATGGGATATTGTTTTGTGTAGCGCTGGAATTATATCTTGTTTTATACTATCCTTTGTCTTAAAATCTCTTGCTGTCATTGCCGAGAATGCATTAATTCAAAAAACAATCGCGATGAACCACTATGCAATCATCAACAAGCAAGAGGAAGGCAAACGTGGAATAATGGATAAAATAGCCGATAGAATAAACGAAGATTAGCTAATACCTGAGATTCCGAGTTTATGTTAGAATTGTAAGAGGATTGAATGTTAAACCTAAAAAATAAAAATCATGAATAATGATAATAATGAGTCCAATATCTCAGGACGTGGCATCTTGTGGACTATCGGGATTGTTATCTTGATTTTTTTATGGTGGTTCAATTCGTGTAATTCATGCACTGATAGCAAGCCTGCGTCATTTACAACCGAAAACACGTCTTCATTTGATAGTAAATGGAATCACTTAAAACAAGTTCAAGAATTAGAGAAGCAATATAGCGGAACCCATGAAGGCCCTGTTATTTGGGGTATTAAATTCGGCATGACGGCCAATGAATTTAAAAATCAATGGAATCGATTAAAAAGACAAGGACATGTAAAACAAATGTCTGCTTCTGGATTAACCGCCTATTGTTTTAAAAGTCAAACATGGGATAATGATTATTACTACGCTGTTGCAAAACCCTTATATACAGATAATAAAATTTCACAAATCCACTTAACCATCCAAAACCTTGAACTCAATTGGGATTGTTATCCTGCCGTCAAACAATGGTTGAAATCCTTATACGGAGACCCCAAAATAACCACAGCAGACCCTCGATCTGTATACTGGTTTACAGAAGGATTAGAGGTGGTTATGGAAGAGAAAGTTGTTAAATTAGAAGATTGGCATGTGCCCGAAAAAAGCGTTATTGTAACATTTAAGCTGCTCACACATTAATCTGACTCATAATCTTGTTATTATGCCTATTGGATATTTGTCACTCGTAGCAGTTCTTCTTGCCTCGGGTGTTGTTGTCGTCCTTATTCGGTCGCACAGATTGGAATCTGAATTAAAAAGATATAAAAACCAAGTTTCGTCCTTACAAAAAAGAATCTGTACGGAAAGGAAATGTTATTGCATATCAAGCCAAACTAAAAATATTTTAGACCAAACATCTTCTTTACGTCAAGCCGCGTTAAAATATTTAGAGGCACGCTGCGAAAGAGATAGTACACTCACCGCATCTAGCTATGTGTACGACAATGACTCTTTTACCAATAACGTCCAAGCTATAAAGAAATGCTATTCAACTATAGAGAAAACTAATAATATAGACATTTTGTGTGAACAGAAGCGAATTGCAGACTCATTGTATGAGTGGTTCGCACAATCCACTGAAAGGAACAATGCGTTTTATTACTTATTTTCACATGATATTGAAGAGGAGATAAAGCGTTTTGGAAGTCACTTCAATAATATGATATGCCGAATGACTCGCCTATGCTTTATCAACTATAAAATTAAATATGAAAAATTGATTTTAGACAAAGCAAAGCATAATGTTACCCAAAAAGCACTCGTAGACCTTGATACTCTGCGAGAATTTGTTGATATGAAAGCAGACAATTATATAGAGTGTTTTAATTCAATTGATGATGTTAATCACAAAATCAAAGAAATGTGTTTCATTGATATTCAATAAATATTCGTTTATCTGATGAAAAACAAAATATGGGTAATTTGGATTCTGATTATAGCTGTTATTGGTGGATGGTCATTATGTGAGAAAAAACCTCAACCTATTGAAACATCATGGGGAAAAGTTAAATCCCTTATTTCTAATGGGAGTGTAAAGAAGGTGGAGGTAATAAACCGAGAAACAGTCTTAATCTACCTGACACCAGAAGCTATTGAAAAAGCGGATACGCTTCCTGTATCGGGTGCTCAATTTTCTTTTCCCATAGATAATACCGACGCATTCTTAGAAGAATACGATCACATAACATCGGCACCTATCTACTTCTTGGTTCAGCGCTCTTTTTCCGAAGATGCCCCGTTGATGGGATTTGCAACAGGTATCTTGGCATGGCCTATTCTTATCCTTGTTATCGGAATAGTGATCTGTGTTTTACTATATAAGATTAATAAGAATCTAAAAAAGAAGTGACCACTAAATCATAGAGTTGTAAAAATATTTCTTACTACACAAACTACACATTTATGGAAATTCTACTTATCATTTGTATCTGGATTGTTCTTTTAGTGTTAATAGGTAAAATGGCTTCTACTCGTGGTCGGTCGGAGGCTGGATATATCGCTTTGGGATTAATACTTTCCCCGTTAGTATCTATTATTATTCTGCTTATTCTGGGGAAAACCGATGAACGGAAAGAAGAAGAGGAAGAAGAGAGAATACGCCGAGAAGAATATATCAGGGCCAAATACCGAAACACCCCAAATTTATAATAACTAGTGCAAATATAGGTGCAAACATTTTTATACTTATTTATAAATTACTGTTTATAAATATATTATCAATTACAATTTTATACCTGTCACGCAGGAGGTCGCGGGTTCGAGTCCCGTCCATACCGCAAGCCTCAGAATCAAGCAATTAGCTGAAATTCTGAGGCTTTTTCATTGTTCTGTAAAGGTCTTTTCGATATAAATCCCCCATAAAAACGTCGTCAAATACTATCATTTTGCTATATTTGCTACCACACACCGTGCAAATTTAGGTGCAAATTTAAGGGTGAAATATGGCTTCAATCTGGTATTACCTCGACACGAGAAGACGCAAAGCTGACGGAACCTTTCCGTTAAAGATCAAAATCGGGCTCAATGCCAAAGACGGCTGCCTTATCAATCTAAAAATATCCCTCAGAGAAGATCAGTGGGAAAATGGGGAAGTAGTGCGCCACCCTAACAGGCGGTTCCTAAATACATACGTCAAACAGCGCTACCTCGACATTACCAATTCCATTTTCAAGCTGGAAATAACCGGAGCCATTAACCGGATGTCTCCCGTTGAAATTAAAAAATATGTGGAATCATCATTGGGGACAGTCGCAGATGAAGCGTATACCTTTTCCGAGCATTTTGAGCGTTTTATTTCAACTCGGGAAAAAGAATCAACCAAAGACATATATCATCAGACATTATTGAAAATAGAGCTGTTTTCGCCCGGAAAACTGGCATTCTCTGATATTAATATAATCTGGCTAAAAGGATTCGAGCAGTTTCTGAAAGGACAAGGGCTGTCCGTTAACTCCATCAATTTGCACATCCGCAATATTCGAGCAGTATTCAATGATGCGATAAACGAAGACAAGGCCGAACAGAATCTATATCCATTCCGCAAATTCAAACTAAAATCGGAAGAGACCCGAAAACGATCCCTTACTATAGATCAACTCCGAGCTATACGGGATTGGCCTTGCGAACCCCACGAACAGCAGTATATAGACATCTTTATGCTAATGTTCTATCTACGCGGCATTAACATGATCGACTTAGCCGGACTAACCAAAATAGACAATGGGCGGGTAGAGTTCCGGAGGGCTAAAACAGGTAGGTTATACTCAATCAAAATAGAACCTGAAGCAGAAGCAATCATTAATAAATACCGGGGTAAAAACTTCCTCTTAAATATTAATGAGCGCTACTCTAACTATAAAAACTACCTGCATCGAATGAACCGCAACCTGAAAGAATTTGGATACACAAGGGTGGGGAAACGAGGCAAAAAAGATAAAGAGGGGGCCTTCCCATTCTTATCCACCTACTACACGAGGCACACATGGGCTACACTTGCCGCCTATCTGGAGATACCCAAAGAAACCATTGCGGCCGCGCTTGGACATGGGAAAAAGGACGTAACTGATATATACATTTCTTTCGACCAAAATAAGATAGACGAAGCCAATAGGCGGGTAATTGACTATCTCAACAAGAATTAAAACACCACCAAATTATACTGCACTCCCACACCTAAATACGGTCGTATGCCTTGCGGTGTTAAAGTCGCCCCGGCGCTCACGCCGATCCCCCAGCGTTTGGGTTTGCCGGGAACCTCGACCCGCTGAATGACAGTTTGTGTAACGGTTCGGGGATAGACCTCGATACTGTTTGCTTTCACGTTGTAGCCTTCTACCTCCATACGATAGGTCGAATCGTCGGTAAACAGGTAACGACTGATCGGAATGGGAAGGTGGATCGGTTTCCTGTCTGCTGTATCGTGGATAGTGTCATACCGGACGATATGCACGTATTTCGGTACTGACACCGTATCTCTGATCGTGTCGAGACGCACGACTGGCGGCAAAGTATCGTACTGTACGATCTTAACCGGGTCGAAATTCTTTGTCCAGCGCCCCAGCAGGAATACGACGACCAATGAAGCAAGTACGATCAGCGTGTTTTTCATGATTAACTTGTTGAATTAGTGCCGACATGGGAATTCACATATCGGGCTATTTTTTGTGCAGGATTTGCCGCCGGTTCCTGCCCGGCGAGTATGAAATGTGAATCCAGCTATATCCCGTCTCATCGATCAACTGGTCGAAATCGAAGCCTCCGCCCGCGATCAGGTCGAATAACTTTTTGTTCTTTGCCTGGCTGCCGACGGTAATATCGGCGGCTTCTCCCCGGACATGCTGGCTGGTGGGTACGCCGCCGACCGCCTTGTTTAATGTCGGGCACCGGTAACCGCTGTTAACCGTGATCGGGCCGCCCCACTTTTCGCGGATCGGGTCGAGCAGGTTGTTTACGAGTGTCGAAAGTTTGACTTTCACCGCCGGCGGCGGGGTGTTGTCGATCCCGAGCGCCCGGGCCTTAGCCGAGGCGGTTAGTTCGGGTATGGTAAAGTATTTCATTTTTTGTCGTTGTTATCATTCGTATCTACTTCTTCCGGTTCGATAATATCCGCTTTCTTGGCAAACAACTTGAAGATATTAACCCGCATGCGCTTCCCGCGCGCCTCGAAGTAATTCGCATAGCAGCTGTTGATCTCACAGCCGAAGATCACCAGCAAGATAAGCAGCGGCAGGACGGGGATGCCGAACGGCTCACCGAAGGTCTGCCCGATAACCCCTGCCAATAGAATCCAACACAGGTAATCGGCCATCTTGTTAAGTGTCCGGCGCACGGCCCGCGAGAAGCGGATGGTTTCGCCTCGTTTGCGGGCCGCAGCCACACCGAACCTTAAATCGACCAGGATTAGGATCACGGCGGCGAGAAACACCCCGGCCAACGGTAGCATAAATTCGTAAAATTGCGAAAGGACTGTCGCCAGAAAGCCCGAAAGGATGTTTCTTTGTTGCATGGCCGCCTCCTTCCTATCCGATCATAACGATGGCCCACATCACCAATGCCCCGGCCATCACGGGCACAAAGTCTTTCCAGAACTCCGGCTTCACGTAGTTACCGTTTTTGTCCTTATACTCCTTACCGGAGGTTTGTTTGATCCCGGCCCACGCAATCGCCACGATCAGCGCAGGAAAGAACGAGAACATGCCCATGTTCAGGATTACTCCGCAGATTGCAGTCACCACCATCCCGATGATGATCTGCCAAAGGTTTGATTTTGTCATTGTTTGAAAGATTGATGATTATTTGGTGTATACTGCAATTACTTCATAGGCTGTTGGAGTTGTAGCGCCCTGAGCCTTCCAGTGCTCTATACTCAGGTTACTTGTTTTGCCTTTTCCATAAATGAAGGATGATTTAAACGTGTCTTCACCCGTTGTCCTATTCCATATACTACTTCCAATAGGATAGTTATAATCCCCCGATTTAATATCTCCATAAAGTAATAGGAAGGCTGAAATATTGATTTGTGATGCTACTGTAGTGTTAAAACCACTACCTAAAGACCCGGTCCATCTTTGTGCATAAACCTGTTTTCCATTGTACGTCCATCCTGATACAGCAACCTCTCCGGAAGCCGGGATATTCAATCCACCGCCGCCCGAAAGTCCATCCAGCTTGGTTTTGTCAGCCGCCGACATCAACCCTGCTTTGGAAGTGGTTGCATTGCCGAGGTTGCCGGAGTGCCACAAACTGACAAATGGTTGCCACTCTCCGTTTACCATCCTTCTGATCTGGAACACATCCTGATCATGGCGATTGTAAAGTTCGGTCATATAATTGGAAGTCTGCCCGAATTTTATAAAAGGCCCGTTAAAATTACCTCCAGCAGAACTTCCACTATATCCTGCGCCTATTTCATTGCTATTATCATTTACACCTCCCATCCCCAGATAAGGGAATTTGCTATCAGGGTTGAAGTTGCCCGCATTCCACACCTTTTGCCACGGATTCCATGTCCCACCCACTTTATTGCGGATGTAGATGTCGGTGGTGGAGTAAACAAAATACATCTGCTGGGCGGCGTTGGCATCCCAATTCGTGTGCAGTAGGAAACATCCTTGCGAACTTCCTAGCGGGATATTCGTGCACCCGGACAGAAGTCGGTACATTCCGGAAGTGCTTATCGTATCTAAATCTCCGCCAAACTCACTGTAATTTAACTTGGAGTCCGGATTGAAGTTGTTAGAGTTCCAAACTTTATCCCATGAGCCCCAATCAATATAACTTTGTCTTAGTCGTATAAAAATAGACGGATTGACATCTCCCGAAGAGTACCCCAATGCCAACTGTGCCCAATTTGATTTACGCCCGGTTCCTTCGACGACAATGACGCTGCCGTAAGAAGTAGGTGCGTTCTGCGTGGTCGCATCGTAGGTATAAAAACCGTAAGTCGTGGCGTTATTCAAGTTCGAAACAGCACCTCGGTTCACGATATACTGATCTGCCAGTTTTGCGGCGGTCACAGCCTTATCGGCGATCTTTGCGGTGGTCACTTTCCCTGCGCCAATAGTCGGATTAGGATAGGTCCCGGCCAGATCACCACCGGCATTGCCACCCGGAGGCAGGGACGTAGGTTTATCCGGCAAGCTGGCGAAGGTCGTTTTATGCGGGTTGCTTCCATCCTTGATCTGCGAATGATCATAAGCAGCTTTCCCCCGGTCACCCCGGTAAGCCGTCGCCGAAGTCTCGCCCAACGCAAGGGAGGGACTGATCTCTACATACCCTGATCCACTCCAGCGATAAGTCAGGTTGGTATCCTCTGTTATGTAGATTTTACCGGATTCTCCCGGATTGGGTAGTTGGCTATAAGTCGCTACGTTTATTACATCATCTACATAAGATGGCAGTTGTGAAGAAGGAACCCGACCGCTTTCATCCAGTTCTGCCAGTCCTCCCGGCTGGCCTTTCTCAGCTAAGACTCGATCTCCTTCGGCTTTGGCGTAGTCTCCTTGTGTCTTGGCATATTCCGCCTGAGTATGCGCCTCTGTTGCAGCATCATTAGCAGACGCAGCCGCCTGATTCGCATTAGTAGCCGCCTCATTGGCTGATTGTGCGGCTTGATTGGCATTAGCAGTAGCCTGTTGGGCTTCATTTACAACTCCAATAGCTACGTCTGCGGCATTTTCTGCTTTTTCCGCCGCTGCCGTTGCTCGGGTTGTAGCTGTATTAGCGTTCACAGCTGCCTGATCCGCCTGATTAGCCGACGCGGTTGCGTTATTCGCCGCTTTTTGAGCTGCTTCCGCTTTAGCATCTGCATTGGCAGCAGAAGTATTCGCATTCTTTGCCGCCTGATTCGCATTGGTGGCGGCCTCATTGGCGGAAGTAGCAGCGTCAGCAATAAACGTCAGTTCCGCCGCCTTACTTGTGTTTTCAGCTGTAGTTCCTAGTGTCTTGAGGCCATTTAAATCTTCTGTAACAGGAAGATCACTGATTTTAACCTTTTGAATTTCCATATCGTCTCAAGCTAATTGCATAACCATCTTCTGTTATAACTATCCGACCGTCTTCTGTCGCCAAAAGAACGGGGAATATTAAATCTTCCAACTCCATTGTCAATCGGTCAAATTCTTCCGCAGATATAAATCCGCAATCTGCAACCGGGTAGCGTTGCAAATCCCGCAGATTGTTTGTCTGCAATTCGACATCATCCGGGATCGTCAATTGTTGACCGGCCACAAGTGTTGGAGTCCAAGTATCAATATTGTTGGCATCCAGAATCTTCTCTATATTCAGAGGTGAACCGGTCGCATTTACACTGACATCCAAAATCGTTTCGCCTTGCTTTACTATATAATCCATTACCATGAATATTTAGCATTAGCCCCTTCATACGGACTTGTCTCAGCTCCGTTAATCGAAAGTATGCCAACCCCGGCCACTGTACCTGTTACTGTTGTAGTTTCCATAGAGCTTCCCACGGGTACCGATATATCCCATTCACCTTCCTTGCTGACACCATTACCATAATCGCCATGTATGGTAAGTGCGTCTTTTGCGGCTGCCGAAAGTAGCACAATAACATCATTACCCTGATAAGATACAGATACATTAATTGTATCTTTTCCGGGAGCTTCCGCCCCATTTTGTGTAACACTGCACGAACCAGATAATGATCCTCCGGAAACTTCAATCGTCCCGGTACGTTGAGAGGTAGAGGTATTAGCAGTTGCAGTAAAATATATTTGAGTACTTCCTGTACCAGATTCTATAGAAGCGCTTATCCACGCAGGAAGAGATGAAATACTCCATGATAGTGAAGCGGGGCAATTCACACGCAAAGAGAAACCACCACCGGCGGCGTTGATCGTCATAGATGAAGGCGATAAATTCAAATACTGCTGTGTGCCTTTGGTGTACAATACAAAAAATGAATATTCAATATAATTCGTTTTGCCTCCCCCGATACCGCCTATTGTTGTGTCTAGTTGATAAACATTCAGAATCATGGCTGATGTTTCCGAATAGGTGTACACTATACTCGACAGGATATTTTGAGAATACGCATTAACAGGCAGTCTGCGGGTGTATGTTCTTGAATTATTAGTCTGATTTATGCCGACATATCCAATAGCCCCCAATACGGCATCAATACCCCCTGTCTCAAGGGTTATCACCTGACCACTTGGATATACAAGGCTGGAATCTACCTGCGCTTTGTATTTCTTTCCGTAAACCTGCTTTCCGTTAAATGTCAATCCCTCTATAATTACTTCGGTTTCGGAATCCAAATCCGGATAAGGGTACAATCCGAGTAAGGCAGACAATTGCGACCCCGTTAAATCAGTAGCAGGCCCAGATTGTGTGGAAGCATTCCCTTTGACCGTCTGAGCAGGCATATTCGCCAGTTTAGCGTTCGACACAGCATTAGGCGCGATAGCTGGAGTTGTGATAGCTTCCGGCTGAATCTGCCCCGGAGCAATCCACCCGCTATATTTGGCAACATTCGCCTCTGTAAGTTGCGGGTAGCCCGTATCACTGGCGCTAATTTGCGTGGTGTATTCCGTATATACCGGTGCCGTGCTGCCGGATTTGGTGGGACGGACATCCGTTTGATTGTCGAGAGGGGCCAGATAACTCGACCGGGTAGCCCCTGCTGGAACCGAGCGAATAACTCCATCCATAACCACCAATCCCGCCCCGTAGGCATTCCCGCTGTACGTCAGGCCACTCAAAATAGCAAAGTGCACGTCAGCCAAGCCGGCAACAGCCGTCATAACGTTGTCTGTACACTGAGCAGCATCTGACTGCAAAAAAGGAGTTTTGTTCGTCTCCTGAACGTTGTATTTCTTTATCGAACTCATATAGCTTTGATTTTGTAGGTTATCCCATCAAGAATTAAAGTGTTCAAATCTGCCAGAAACTGAGAATACAAAGCGTTCTCATCCATTAAGGACTGAGGAACCCATATTACTAGAATATTAATGCCGCTCACACTTTCCAGATTTGGGGTCAGATAGACCGGATCGGCTGTCGTCGATGTCAGCCACACATCATTCGAGGCATCGTCCGGAGCCAACCATACAGTCTCGTTCGCCCCTAAATACTCAAAATCTATCTGCTCGGAATAATGATCCCGCAAATACTTCAAGGCTGAGCCATACGTCCACGGGATGAGGGCGAGAAGTTTCTGTTTTAGTCGAAAAGCAAACAAATCAGCCAGTGGAGTGTGCAAAGGAGTGAGCGAACAGTACACCAACCTATAAGCCACCGATAAGGTCAGCGATTTAGTCACCGACCAATATTGGCGGAGGTAGAGCATGGTGAGCTTTCGTATGTCAGTTTCCCGAAACATAAGTTATATTCTTCTCAAAGTCGGTTTCGTAATTGAAATACCCGGCAGGGACTATTACGCTTTCGGTAAAAGGCTGCCAACCCGTGTCGGTCTGAATCTGACCGCCTGCCAGATAAAAATCCACCACTCCCGGCACATTGCTCCGCACGTACTGCTCAAGGTGATTCGGGTAAAAAGCAGAATTGAAGCTCATCGAATCCCTGAACTGCTCCATAGCCGCAACTACACCGGATGCAACCGTCGCCTGATCGTACTGCGGCGAGTATACGCAGTTCATCGTGGCAAATTTGATCACATTGCCAGCAAGCGAATACTTATTAAGCAGGATGCCTGGAATTTCAAAATTCTTCATGTAGGTATCGAAAGCTTGCTTTTGTTCGTCAGTCAAAGGAATCAGCTGCCCGTTTTCATTCTGTGCGGCCACCTTTAACGACAGGGTAGAAACCGGATAATCCTCACCCCCGATTTCCACCGTAGAGGTCGATATATCGGCCGATGCCTGTTTGACGATCTGTTTTGTGGTATCGATAGTGGGATAGTAGGGTTGGTAATTCTCGTCGAACTCCAAATTATCCCCATACTGAAAAGCCTTAGCCGCATCTTCGTAATATTTGGCTTTCCCGTACCTATTCTGCCTTACATAAGACTGTATCGTCGTCCAGGTATTGCCGATCTCCGTGCGGACGGTATCGATCACATCCGAAAAAGCCTTGATGATCCGCTGATACACCGACCCGGCAGAGGTATTCGTAAGCTGGGGGATTGCCGCTTGTACGTTCGCCAGTATGTCATTGAAACTTGCCATATCAATATTCTGTTATTAGAACTACATCATTCCCTTGCACCTGGTATTCAGCACTCTGAGCGCCGTCCGTATAGGCCATGTTTTGCCAGCGGATCAGCGTGGGCAAAAGTTCAGACCCGATAGCATCCACTAAGGATAATCCGATAGGAGGATAGAGAGGGGTGCACATGGCCGTTCCCGCAAGGATAAACCCGTTTTGCAGCCCGGTATCGCGGTCTGCGGCAACATCCAAATCGCCGCTCTCAATGTATATATCCCTTTCCCTCGGGTTGAATCTCAAATCCTGCATCAGTGCGTTATTTTAGTGTCCTCGTAATCCGCTGCGACAAATTCTGCCGCTTTTCCGGTCGGTGCCGGGGCTACCACCGATCCGGTACCCGGCTGGACTCCGGTAACATTGTGGGTGTGATTGTTAAAAGCGTCCACCAGAGCATTCAATTTATCAGTTAAAGTGTTTATTTTAATAATGCCACCCAAATCACCATTATTCAGAGTTATTTGATCCGACAGAATATCTATGTTCGTTTGTCCTGTAATTTTAATGCTCTCGGCATCCTGAAAATCCAGCACTGCCGGGCTTCGGGTGTTTCCTCCGTAGAAACATACCGAGCAATCGGTGCCGGGCTTGGGGTAGATCATGTAATTACTTTCTACCGACAATACCCGCAATGGTACTCCTTCCCACTCCAAAGAACCTCCTTCCGCATCCTCGACCGACACCGTGCAGGTGTTATCATCCTTGTTTACGGCGGTGATCGTGCCCTGGATAATGCTGCCCTGCATAGAAAACTGCCGTAAAAGCGTGGATAATTGGGCTACCGCGTAATCCGTATAATTATCCATTGCTGAGGGTGGTTTGCGGCACGGGCATATCACTTGCGATCTGTGCCAATGTTAATGTTTGCCTGCATCCTTGAGTGTCGATAGTCACCCCTACGCGCTTCACCTTATAGGTGCCATTCAGTGATGAAAAACTTTTATCCTTGTAATCCACCAGACTGAACAGCTTAACTTCCGGATAGAGCAGGGTGGTAAGCGTTCCTTCATACATGCCGGTCCGCAGGTTATCCAGTACATGAGTATTGACGAAAGATTCGGCGTTCTCTTTCGTTACAGAGGTGCAGTCAACCACCCTTATCTGCCCCTCCTGGTCCCCAACGGTAAAGCTCTTTTTCTTCCCGTTTTTATCTGTGTACTCGACTTTCAGTTTAAATTGTTTCCATACTCCGTCGGGCTGTTGGATATTGCAACCGATCACGTTTCTGTCGCTGGCCAGCTTGACATTATTTCCTTTGGTAGCGCTGATGCCCGTTGCAACCAACTTTTTGTCCCGAAAGGTAACCACGAGCCACATTTCACTCTTGATCTGCTGCAACACGTACAAAGGCGAAGAATCTTTGATGGAGAATTTGATAAACTCCACATCGGCCACATCATCGGAAACTTCAACCCCTTGTGACGAGCACACGTATTGCAAGATTTCTTTCAACTTGACGGGTTTATTCCACACATTATTCAGAATGCCCCGGCGCAATAAGTAAACCTGATCCTCGCAAACTATCGTACTTGGTGTTCCCTCCCTGATCTGATACACATAGCCCTCAAACAACGTCCTTTCCGGGTAGTCGTCATACCATGCTTTTACACGCACTTTGTCTCCGGTTTTGAAAGCTGTCCGCACCGGCGCTATGAACGGTGTCCCGCCGTCTTTCTCGATCCGGGCATTAAGTGGGCAGGTAATCTCGCACCGAGCGCCGATCCCGTCGATAGAATCATTCACAGAAACCCGAACCACCGAGGATAGTTTTTTCTCGTAGTTTTCGCCGAATGAAACTTGAACATGCGCGATCAGGTACAGCATTATTGCGAGATTATAAGTGTTTCTTCTTTGTTGTTTTTCTTGCTGGTTGCATCGTACGCTTCAATCGAGTACTCGAATCCTACCGATCCGATCAGTGGGTTGGTGGTCATACTCTCCACCAAGATGTATTCGATACCGAGTTTATTTAGGTAAGGGTTTTTGACCTCTATAATCTCGTTGACTTGGAATACCTGACGATTTATCAGGTCAAGGGCTTCCAGCATCGCGTTTTGCCTTTGCGCATCATTCCAATCAGGGGTACCTGTAACTATTTGTGTAGCCCCTCGTCCAAGTGTTGCAAGGTCTCCCAGAGTTGCTTTCCACTTATCCACAAGGATAGTCCCCCTGAAAGTGATTTTTGAGGTCTTTATACTCATGCGTTCAAACGCCTCTTCTCCGTCAATAATCTGCGAGCGAGCGATGACCTTGCCGTGTGAAGTATTCAGCTCAAAAAACGGCTGTATCTGTACGGAGAACTTGGTATTATTGAATTCAACATACGTCACGTTATCAGGAGAGGCTGCATTGTAATCTCCGATATATGTAAACAAGTTGCGTATAAACTCCTTTGCTTTGCTCATCACTGTACAGCGATTTGAGTGAGAATATTAACAAACTCTTTAGCGGCTGTTTGTCCTAATTGTTCCGGGGTGTACTTTTCTCCCTCTACATGTTTATCGTCGATCTGAACCACGGGAGAATTGAATGTGATCTGGAAGTTTTTGATACCGCCGTTGCCGGAGACACCACGAGGGGAAAGGTCGGTGTTAATATCACTAATACCTCCCATAGCGCTATTTACCCCACTGGTAGAATCCCTGAATGCAGAAAAAGCCTCTTTCTGTTTTATCACCCTCTCTATTTCATCGATTTTTGAGGATGTGTCTGACGACGTTTTATTTGTCGCATTGCGATGTATATTCGCAAATTCCTCATCGGTGACATTTTGTAAATCTTTTGCAACGGGTTTATCCCTCAACGCTATCAACCTTTCGCGTTCGGCTTTCAGTTCTTCCAAGCTCATAGCCTGATAACCTTGCCCAGACGCATTGCCATGCCCATAATTAATAAGCCCAAAAAACGCTAAAATGGCAGCCAACGGCCCCCCTATACCTTTAAGAATGCCTCCAATCGTACCAAATTGAGTTAATACGCCTGTTAATTTGATAGATGATATTGCAACCAAAGTCTTTCTAATAGTATTTAAGCTACTTATAAAATTTGCTAAAACCTTTACAGAAAAATAGGTAGCAATTAATTCTCCGGCTAACTTGATTTTCGGCCATAACTCATCGAAGTTTTCGATCTGCTTCTCCACCCAATCGCTGAACTGCTGCAAATAAGGTCTGGCCTTCTCAAAGAATTTCACCCAGATTTCCTGCATCTTGTT